AATGCGTTTAGGTAAAGGTAAAGCTACGGCGCAGCATCCTCAAAAAGCTAAAAAAGAACGTGATCTTTCTTATGGCAAATGGGGTCATCGTGGCCGAGACTGGAAAAAATCTGGTGGAAGAATAGGTCTTAAAGAAGGCTCTGATAAGAACTGGATTCAAAAAGCAACTAAAACCATGGTAAAATCTAAACCTTGCACAGGCAAGAAGTTTGGAAGTAAAACATGTCCTCCAGGTTCTAAACGTTACAATTTAGCTAAGACTTTTAAAAAGATGGGTCGAGAACGAAAAGCTAAAAACGCTTAATGGCTACAAGAAATAAAAGAAGTTTTAAAAATAAGAACGGAGCAAAAAATGCTTGGTTCGCCAAACAAGTCACACCACACGGTGTAAACACTCCTTATGATGGAAGTTATATTTCCGGTAAGTTAGGCGGAGTGCAGGTAGGTAATAAAAGCTTACAACAATATTATGGAGATAAAATTAAAGCCTAAGAAAGGATTAAATGGATTTAGAAACGGTTGTTTATAAATTACGTCGAGCTTTAGATCGACGCGTTCAGTCATTGGCTATTGCCATTACCTCTGGAGGTATTGACAACATGGAGACTTATAAGTATACAATAGGTCAAATTAATGCACTGGAATCAGTGAAACAGGAAATCTCTAACCTGCTTGATGAAAAGGAGCCAAAAAATGTCAGAGTCAATGTTGTTGAAATCCCAAAAGGAAACTCAACAACCAAACCAAAAGATTAAGCTTCCTAATAAAACATTAGTAGGAGTAAGGCCTTCAAAGCCTAAAGAAGTCACTCGAGATTCTACAAAATTGCCTCAACCTACGGGTTGGAGGATTATAGTTCTTCCATTTAAAATGGATGAAAAAACCAAGGGAGGAATTGTTATAACCGAGTCTGCACTCGAACGCCAACAAGTGGGTTCACAATGTGGATTAGTTTTAGCAATGGGACCACAATGTTATAAGGATAAGGAGAGATATCCAGATGGTCCATGGTGCAAGGTCAACGATTGGGTTGTCTTTGCTCGATACGCGGGATCGCGTATTCAAATTGAAGGTGGGGAAATTCGTCTTCTGAATGAAGATGAAATTTTAGCAACCGTGCAAGATCCAAAGGATATTTTGCATGCTTTTTAACATAGAAGGAGAAAAACTATGCCCACAGAAGCCAAAAGTGACGAAAAATTTAAAGAGTCACTAAAAGAAAAGACGGTTCCATTAGACACGTCGGGTCAAGGTGCTGAAGTCACAATACCAGAAGAAAAAGACGAAGCGGTAGTTGAGACTAAAGAACCTGAACCAACCGTGGTAATGACGGACCCGGAACAAGAACCAGAAGCCAAGGAAGAAGAAACCGTAAAAGAAATCAAAAAAGAACAGAAACAAGAAGATACAAAGCTAGAAGAGTATAGCAAAGGAGTACAATCTCGTATTTCTAAACTAACTCGGAAAATGCGTGAAGCGGAAAGACAAAGGGATGAAGCCACACGTTATGCACGCTCTGTAGAAGAACAACGTAAATTAGATCAGTCTCGATTCGATAAAATGGATGCAGACTATTCTAAACGAGTTGAAGCTAACATCAAAACTGGAATGGACGCGGCGCAACGAGAATTGGCCGCTGCTATTGAAAGTAGCGATGCGAAAGCTCAAGTCGAAGCTAACAAAAGAATTGCGACATTGGCGTTTGAGAATGCGAAAATGGAGCAACACAAAGAAGGTAGAGAAGACGTCAAACTATCTGACGGTGGTAAATTACCAGCACAAACTCCGACACAATTACCGGAACAACCAGGAGACCCTATGGCGGAATCTTGGGCTAATGATAATCGATGGTTCGGTCACGACCGAGCAATGACTTTCACAGCCTTTGAAATCCATAAGGATTTGGTTGAGAAGGAGGGATTAGATCCCAAGTCTCGAGAGTATTATGATGAAATCGATAAACGTATAAGAGTTGACTTTCCTCATAAATTTGGTAAAAGTGAAACAAGAGAAACGACTAGACCCGTTCAGTCGGTGGCTTCTGCAAATAGAAGTGTAAAACCTGGTCGCCAAACTGTGAAACTCACACCTTCACAAGTCGCTATTGCGAAAAAATTAGGTGTGCCACTCGAAGACTACGCAAAACAATTAAAACTCACGAAGGAGGTATAAGCGTATGAATAATGAAACAACTAAAACTTCTCGTGCGAGCCAAACACGGTCAAAAACTGAAAGACCAAAAGTGTGGGTTCCTCCATCTTCTCTAGATGCACCCAAACCGCCTGACGGTTTCCGGTACAGATGGATTAGAGCAGAATCAATGGGATTCGACGATACTAAGAATATTCAAGGTCGATTAAGATCTGGATATGAATTAGTCAGAGCCGACGAAATTGAAAATGCTACTGATTATCCGGTAATAGACTCAGGTAAATATAAGGGGAATATTGGAGTAGGTGGCCTTTTGCTTGCAAAGGTACCTGAAGAGATCGCGCAGGCCAGAGCAGCGTACGTTAAAAGACGTGCTGACGGCCAAGACGAAGCAATAACAAACGATCTGATGCGGGAGCAGCATAAGAGTATGCCGATCAATATTGATCGACAGTCTCGTGTAACCTTCGGTGGTACAAAGAAAACTTAGTTTTCTCGGGATAACAACCAATTCCCTACTATCGATTTTAATTAACCGTTTATGATTTTAAACTCATAGACATAAGGAGAAAAAACTATGGCTAACGCTTCAACAACTGGGTTTGGATGCCGACCGGCTATGAGATTGGGTAATACCAATTCCATACAAGGTCAGTCTAAATACTTAGTGGAGTCAGCTCTAGACATGGCGATCTATCAAAACAATCCCGTTTCTTTAAACGACGGCGGTGCAACTGCTGCTGAAAAGGGGTTTTTACAAGATGCGTCATATGCAACAACAGATGATGGCGGTGCAGGCGGATCAACTTACGCTAACAACGCTAATGCTAAACTACTTGGTGTCTTCAATGGCGCTTTCTATGTAGCTAACACTACAAAGAAACCAACATGGGCAAATTCTGTAGCTGCGTCTACGACTTTCGCTACTAACCCAAACACAGGAAGTACTAATGGTTTTGGATTCGTTAATGACGATCCATTCCAACAGTACATGATGAAGACCAACGCAGCTTCACCTTTCACGGCGGCAAGCGCAGTAAACCAATCACCTTACAACATTGCCAGCTTTACAGCGGGAAATGATAAGGATGGTCAGTCAACTGCTCTCTTGGACATCACGACAGGCGCAGCGGCAACCTACATGTTTGACGTAATCAGATCTGCAGAAGATCCTGAAAACGAAGACATGACGGCAGCTGGTGGTAACGTAATTGTTGTCATCACTGGGGCTTCAAACAAATACGTAAGCGGGTAGAATAGGAGCATAAATTATGGCAATATCAAGAGCACAACTAGTTAAAGAACTAGAGCCAGGTTTGAATGCACTATTCGGCCTGGAATACAAACGTTATGAAAATCAGCATGCTGAGATTTATAACATCGAATCTTCTGACAGGGCTTTCGAAGAGGAAGTCATGTTATCAGGATTCGGAAACGCACAAGTAAAACCTGAAGGTCAAGGGATATCATTTGATGATGCCCAAGAAACTTTCACAGCGCGTTACACTAATGAAACGATCGCTCTAGCATTTGCGATAACAGAAGAAGCTATCGAAGATAACCTCTACGACAGACTTGCTTCTCGTTATACAAAAGCTTTAGCTCGTTCCATGGCGAACACTAAACAAGTAAAAGCAGTGTCCCCTATAATTCAAGGGTTGCCTACTACAGACAACTATGATTCAGGAGACGGTGTATCTTTGTTTAGTACATCACACCCAACGTTAAACGGTGTGTTTAGTAATACATTAGACACGCAAGCGGACTTAAACGAAACATCGTTAGAACAAGCTCTGATTGATATCGGAGAAATGACTGACGAACGTGGACTTTTAGTTGCAGCAAAAGGTGTTAAAATGATTGTTCCGCCAGAAAACCAATTCAATGCTGAAAGATTGATGAAATCTCAAGGCAGAACTGGAACGGCTGACAATGATATCAATGCAATCAACTCAATGGGTATGATTCCTCAAGGATATAGAGTGAACAATTACCTAACTGATGCTGATTCTTGGTACATTATTACTGATGTTCCTAACGGCATGAAAATGTTTGTTAGAACACCATTAGCTACGGCAATGGAAGGCGATTTCGATACTGGAAACGTTAGATACAAAGCTAGAGAAAGATACGTTTTTGGCGTATCCGACCCTAGAGGTATCTTCGCTTCAGAAGGAACGTAATAACATTAGAAATGAGGCCGCCTTAAAACGGCCTCATTTCGCTTATAAAGTAAGAAATACGACTATGAAAAACTTCCGAATACAAATTCGCTATCATGGCTATTATGCTAGCTTCACCATTAAATGTGAAGATTCAGCCGAAGCTATTGAAAAAGCAATCCTTGACAAACTAGGACAAAATGCGGTAAAGTTTGAATCTGATGGATTTACCAATAAAAAAGGTAAATGGATAACTTATGAGGAGGTTATCAATGACGGAAGACCT